GGCTCCCTGTGGTCGGCTCGTTTCGGGCACACTGCGTCACCCCGATCCGGTATCAACGGCCCGTCCGAGCGGCCACAAAGAGGTTGAAAATTGTGCAGATGCAGTGCTGGTGCAGATCCTAGGCGATCCTACCCGTTCCGGGTGGTCTGGCCCCTTAAGATGGTGCGAGGACGCAGGACGCTCGGAGAGAAGATTGCACAGGTGTTTGTGGGCCTATGGTGCAGCAAAACTACAATATCACCGTACTGGAGGGGTTCGTTGGTCAGAAGTTCAGAGACTGGACGACGCCAGTGCTCAGCCGGCGCCGAGATTAAATCAATGTAATTATTATCCTTTCCTCGAGTAGTTACAACACAATCTACCTGCTCTATCATGATTACTCCTATTTCACTATATAGTGAAGAAAAATCGGGCCGCCCACAGAGGGAGGGAAAAGGCTATGGGTATGTTTGCACGTAGCAGATGCCATTGAGCGGAATCTGGATGTTGGCGGGGTCGGGTACAATCTGTTCAGACTTGATAGCAATCACTACAGCTACAAGTTTGTTCGTGTTGCGGAGGAAGACCCCGCCGCCAGATGTACCATAATCACACCAGGTTAGTAGCTGTGTATGTTCTGGGTCATGCCCGATAACAGTTGCTGGTGCAAACATAAGTTGTGTACGTGGATAGCCCTGTACTTGAACAGCGGTATTAAGTTCAAGATATGTGGTATTTCGTGTATTCGTACGTGCAGGTGTGGTGATACGTAGGTCAACGCCAATTGTAGAAATATCTCCATTGAGAATATGGATTGCAGGTGGGGACACAATAGAACATAGGTTTTGAGCTACATTACAGAGACGTACTGGTGGTGTTTCTGTAGTAATGTAGGTAATGGGTTCGAGAACATGGGATGCAGTCAAGACTTCGTAGTCATATTCATCCGGTCGAGTTGAGTCAATGAATGTTCCAGAACCTACAGGCATCCACTGGTCAAAGTATAGTTGTTCGATGTGGATAAGAGAGTCTATAGACTTAGGTGGAGATTGCGGCCGGTAGGGATGGAAAAGGCTAGATAGTAGTAGTAGCATTAGCTATTTCCTGTGGGTCTGACGGCATCTGAAATTTCCTGGTACGTTTTGTAGGCTAGAATCTTGTGGATAGTCTGACGTGTTGTGCCCAATTCTTCAGCTAGACGTGTAACTAGGCGTGTGTCTCGTAGATGATATGTTTTTGGATTCGCTTTGAGTAGGGCGTTTTTGTGCACTTCTTTCCAGATGTATTCTATCTGATGGGGCTCGAGCTTACGTGTATGTGTGTTACTATCTCTATTTGGATGGCTTGGGTGCAAGATTCTTTTCTGTTGTGGTTTCTGCGGTAATTTTTGTGGTAGTTTTTGTTCTCCCCCCGTACCCCCCTCGGCTGCAAAATCGGGTGCCCCCAGGGGGGATTCTGCGGGGGCGGTCTGTAGGGTTCTATGTATAGGTCGAGGAGTTAGAGGCTTTTGAGGATTGGGGTGTAGTTGTGGGGGAAGTGCTATGATTATTTGATTATAGAGCTGGTATGGTAGTAATGGTGGGTCTCGGTATCGTTCCTCTTGTAAACAGGTTCGGAGTAGGTTGTTACGTGGGGTGAGTTGGGTGGCCTGGTAACCATACTTTTGGTTTAGGTACTGGAGAAGTAGAGTTAGTTCATCCGGTGACAAAGGGTGTGGCGGTCCTAAAATCGGCGGAGGGATGGATGGTATATGATTCTGCAAGGTGTAGCTCTAGGGCTAAAATGTATCTGGTGATGTGGGTGTATGTATGTCCAGATAGGACTTGTTGCACAGAAGCATAATTGACTTGATGTTCGGCAGCCAAACGAGTTAATACGCCCCGTTCACGTTTTGTGTTAGTTTTCTTGGCTTTCATTACAGCTTCATGGTTCTCACGTAGCATGTACACAATATCGTACACACTAAAGTTTCGCCGAGCGGACTGCTGGCGTAGTTTACAGATGTATCTCCAATGGTCTTCCATGTTAAATGGTTTGGGTGGTTCAAATCTATTCGGTCGTTGGTAAGGAACGTACTTAGGCGGATTGTGTTCAAGTGCTTCTACAGCTCGAAATAGATTCATAGCCTGTACTAGTGGATACGGTGGTGTTTGCCGCATACATTCAATCTCGAGGACTCGAGGTAAATGTATTGGTTCTAGAGCACGGTGCCCATACTTGAAATCGATGTCATGTAGTAACTTATAGAATGACGCTGTTCCAATTAATGGTGGTACTGTAGGGTCTATGTTCCGGGGGTGAGGAAATGCAATATCAGGGTATGCAGACATAGCTTCTTCGGGATCTGTGGGTGTAGGATTCAGAACAGCTTTATTTAAGATTGCTGCAATTGTTGCACGATTTACATTGTATCTCCGTGCTAGTTCAACATTAGATATCGGTTTCCCGAACTCATCTGTTTCGTTAATCTTTGCGAAGATGATTTCTTTTCGTTGTACATCAGTTAGATGTGGTTTCATATATCGTGGAGTAGCTCGACAAGGGCGCCCGAGCTTAACAGGTTCAGGGGGTGTGTAATGCATCATTGCATATAATGTAGATCTATCAATATTGGCTGCACCACAGATTGTATCTGGATCAGCACCAGAGAAATACAATCTAGTAATAAGCTTCATAGCCTCCACACCAATAGGATTTCCGTCGTTATCTACATATTTAGTAGCCATGCTGTGATCTCCATATATGGTTCTACTTACATAATATCGAAGGTCGTGCTGAAAACCACACTATGAAGTGGTCAAATCTCGCAGCTGCATTTTTGACACGGCATTGACAATGCGCACCTTGCTCACCCCGAGTGTCCGGATTTGGAACGATTCGAAAAATTGATACTGTAGATATAGGCATAACTAGAAGTATGGATGTCACCCGAAGATTAAAAACACCTAAAAGAAACAGTCAGACATGTGATTTTTTAGGGTAAATCGGGTTTAACCCCGTATATTTTAAGGTTCCCTATCTAGATACTATAGCTATCCTTATCTTGGCCATAACCCATAACCAATATCCCATAACCTTTTACCCCCTCTTCGGCTTATTCTCAATCCACCTTAAATAGACACATATAGAATAAAGAAGGGGTATAAGACGACAATTTAACCCCTTATCCTTATCTTATCCCCTCCTCGCATGCCCAACGATTCCGCCGGTGCAGAAATCCCGCCCCACGATGCCCCGCGCGCCCACTTAAAACCCTCGTGGAAGACTTTGCTACCCCTACCCCTGGTCTGGATACCTTTTGACCCCACCCCGGCTCGTGGATGAAGCCAGGGGCCAATATGGGTTGCGGTCATGGAAATCCGATTTAGATATGGGACCCGTCAAAAAAGTTTTATAATCGGCTCTAGGGTAGGGCTTTTACAGCATCACATAGCTCTAAATGTAGAGTATATATAGACAAGTGGTGCGCCTAGCGGCGGGCTCTCCCTGTGGCCGGGCCGAGGCTTATTTATGCCAAATTCTCCAACTAATTTTGCCAAAGTTTGCAGCTAATTATGCCATTAGAACGGTTACACAGCTTGACCGCAACCCATGATTTTGTGGTTGGTTTTTTTGGTTGTGCTGGGGGTTTACATTTAGGGTAAAGGCGATAATTGAGCCCCAGGTTCAACCGCCCTTCTCGTCGGTTTGCAATAAATTGACAGGAAAGGGTAAACAGGTAAATCGCCGCCCTATTTTACGCTTTATTTAGTTTTCTTACCCTCTAGACTCTTGAACACATTGACGAAAACCCAGGTTCGAGGCTCATACGTGGTTGCGGCCACGATTGACATTTTTTGAACATTGCCATTAGTTCGTGTTCTGACCGACAGAACACCGGATATCCGACGATATTCGGTTACACCGAGACTTAGTCCGGTATAATTTTGGAAATACCCGTGAACTACCTATATATGCCTCCCGACGTTTTAGTACCGCTAACAGCTCGCATGCATGCGTAGCGTGTAGCATATAGCGAGCGTGTTGGGGATATGGCATGCGGCAAACACGGGGCGGCTACCGGTAGCGGAGGTCGGTTGCAACGTACATGGGAAGGTCGGCCGCACGCACGAACACAGGGCCGTTTTTGGTCATGATGAGAGTAGCAGTCGGGGTAGGGCGGGTGGTCAGCATGTTGTTGCTCCTGTACCTGTCTCTACGGATCCTCCTGGCGAGAGTGTAGGGTCAGAGACCGGGTGTAACCTGCAAGGCTTATGCCACGGCTCGGCATGGACGTTGCTATAGGTTTGGTGACTAGGTGTAGGGGTACGCTAGGATAGGCTGCTGGACGGTGTTCTAGGCGAATTCATCCAGGACGCGTCCGAAGGGGGTTGCCCATACGATGGCAAGGGTTCGAATCTCGACGCCGTATAGGGCCGTTTCTGATGGACTGGAGGGTACGTTTCAAAGTCAAGGAGGAAGATCAACGTTGTTATGTCCTGGTTGGCTGTAGGGATGTCGCGGTTAGACGGCTGTTCAGTGTATCAATTGCAGAACCCGTGCCAATAAGCGTTGGCATGCTCTTTGCTACGTGCGCATGCGCGTTGATTAGGTGCGAGAGTCACTACAGCAGGGGGCCTAGCGGCCGGCCCCTCCTGTGGGCGTCCCGCGGTCGGGCTGTAGAACTAGCTAGCTGTAGGGTCTAAACTATTTTGAACTATTTTGTGGCGCGGTTCGGAGAGACTGATATGTAGAAAGTGTCGGAAGGCGAAACTCGCCGGACGGCCGGACCAGAAACGGTCGAATCGAGGCGCAACGCGCGACGCTAGTAGGGATGGACAGGCCCTATCGGCACCGGGTAGCACCGGAGGTCGCGCGTCAATTGTTCGGTGACTGCTAGTGTTCAATCAGCGTATCGTGTGAGGCATCGACTAGTTAGGCACGGTACTCTGATTCAACCTTAGGAGTCTACAATGTTTGAAGTCAAAGCAGCGGCCGTGTGGCTTAGTGTGGTGTCGGTTGGTGTTTACATCATGTTCGGGGTGCTCTGATGTTGGTTGTGTATTGTTTGGAGAATGACGGATCGGTGTTCGGTCGGCAGGTCAACCGGTATTACCGTAATATCCTCTGTCATGGGGGGCAGGTGTTGTATCACCATGATGGGAATGCGAATCCCTGGTATGGGGGGCAGATCTCATGCTACCAGGATGATCGGCTGCGCAATGCCGAATTGTGCGGGATGGTGCTGCAGGAATCTGGGGATTACGTCGCGTTTGTGGTGTGTCCGGATTAGCGCTTAGAGCCGGCTAGCGACGGGGTTCAAGCTCCCTGTAGCGCTGTCATTGTCCCTGTGGAGGTAGTCATGCTGTTGCTTGCAGTTGGAGTCTGGTTGTTCGGGATGTTCGTGGTTGCCGAGGATCCGGCGTTTCTGGACTGGAATGCGTACAGTGATATTGCATGGGAGCTGCGTTTGACGCCGTACGACCACGAGATGGAAGACATTAATACCAGTTGGGAGAATGCCTGCACGACGCTGGTGCTCGCATGACTCCGCGTGTTGGCTGGTATTGTGAGACGGGGTACCTTCCGAAGGCTAGCGACCTTGTCGGTGCTATCCAGGAAGCTACCGAGACTCTGTCGCACTTGGAAGCCCGGGAGTGTATGGAACGCGGCATGCAATGGGTAGACGCTGTGACTGCAAAGCATGGGTCGTGCTACGACACGCAAACGCAGTGGCAAATGTTGTTCGGCGCTAGCGTCGTTCACAACGTGATGAGGTTCAAATGATCCGCAAAGATGACGTGCGGTTGTGAAGCCTACGGTTGCGGAGCGTACGTTGGTCCAAGCCTACCGTATGCATCCGAGGTCACTTCCTATAGAGGCATTGTGGGTCAAGCTGGGGGCTAGGGCATGGTTCGTGTGTGGGTGGTACAGATTGCCTACCCCACCTATGACTGTGCTTCCCCTCCCTGTGGACCCCGAGCGGTAACGGAGGATAGATGTGGGCATGTTGGGTAGTCTACTTCGGTAGAGATGAGAACGGTTGGGAGCAAAGCTATGCTAGCCCTACGTTCTTTCTCGACGTTTCGGTACAGGATATCCGCGATGCGGAACATGCCACGGCAATTGTTGAGAAGATTATCAATCAGAAGCGGTCGGATACCTGCTACATTCACGTAAACTTCGTTGGATAGGGAGTGAACATGCTGCGCAACGTGCTGGCGTTCGTTGGTATTGTCTCGTGCTTTGCTCGTTGTTTGGGATGTGGTGAAGGTAGGGAGATTCCGGATACGAGCCGCTTGGAATCGTTCTACAATGTTGACGACATTGCGGAGATCACGGGTACTATTCGGGGTGACGGAGTAGAGGTGCTCGTTGCCTACGATGACGTTGGGCGTCCACTGTTCGTTGGTGTGAACGTGCAAGGGGATGATGGGTATTGGGTTCCTACTGCGCTTGCGCACGCTGCGGTTGTACGCTGATGCGCGGTACGCATACAGATAGGGGACCCGATGGTTGGTATCACCATGGGGGGTTTGGCGGCACTGTAGAGGTACGTCGAATCGTCATGGATACTGTCGATATCGACTACGATGCAACTGGAGTGTACTGGGGATTCGGGTTGCCGATCTTCAGCGTTGAATCTGACATGTTTACAGAGCCCGGCGTCCCGGATGCCCCTTGGGACTGCATCATTGACTATCACTTCCGTATCGATGACTTGGCTAGCGCAGTGGCGTTTGTCCAGGCTCGATACCCGTTGGCTACTGTGGTGGTCTTTTAGTCCCGGCCTATGCTGGGCTTTATGTGCGCGTGTCGTGTTGACCCCGATTTGACACGATTTGGGGGTCATGTTGTGATGTTGGTTGTTTCGTGTCGGGTACTATGTGGTACGCACGTTGGGTGCGCGCCAGAAGAAGGACGAACCGGGCTATGGCCCATTAAACAAACAAGGTAGGTACACAATGGCTAAGTTCACGAACGCTCAGATTCAGGCCCTGAAGGAAGCTGGAAACATCGTCAAGGGGAATCTCGTCATCCCGCTGTCTTTCCTGGAGTCTGCTGCGCCCGAGCGCGTTCGCACTTCCCTTGTCGAACGGCAGGGTAAGCTTGCGAGCGTTGTGCAGGGTACTCCTGCTAATGATGCAGGGGTTCGTACTGTCAGTGTGATTGCACTGATGGATGCTGGCTTGCCGGTTGGCTCGGTCGCCAACCCTACGTATTGGTCTGGTCTCGGGGATGGGTCGGTCATGGCATTCGAGCTTGGCTATAAGAGCCGGCATGCGAGTGTGCGTGTGGGAGACAACTTCCAAATGAGTGTCATTCTTACCCCGCTTACCGATGATGACTGCGCCGCCCACGAGAAGCGCGTTGCAAAGAGGGCGGCAAAGACCGCGGCGAGTGAGCCTGCGTCCGATGAGGGGGCCGCTGCTCCGGTTGACGATGGAGCCGGTGCTACGGCCTAGTAGTCGCTAGCCTACGGCTAGTGCTATGGACCCTGTAGCGGTAGCTGGTCCACCCGTTCCTGATGCATTCTGGCTTGTATGGGCTGGGGTCAATGGGTGCGGGTGCGGTGCGTTAAGTGTACTTACTATCTTCATCATGCTTGGTATTTGGGGCATGGTAGCTAAGTCTGCCACCCGACGCAGGTATGAGCGTAAGCGTAGGTATATGCGAGGCATGGTATGTGATGAGTGAGTGTGTGGTGTAAGTATACACATACCCACCCCACACATTAGACACCATTCGATACGATACAGTTGCATGGAATAGGGGTGTGGATTAAAAAACTAATCCCCCCAATTAACCCTGCAATTGTATCGTATTGAATCGCGCGGGGGTACTGCACACAGGCTAATTTTTCCAAAATGGATTTCGCCTATGCCTAACAAAGAATTACATCCCTACAATATCTACCTTGCCAAGCTCAAAGAGTTAGACGTACTGCGCGAAGAGAACCCACCAGATCTAGAATCTGAGGAAGATGCTCTGATGGAAGAAATGGATTTCCTTTGGTATAAGTTAACTCCAGAAGAGCAAGACAAGATCAACGCCCTACTGTAATCACCCTGTTCAGCCTATCAAACCAAATTTACCCTGTGTCCTCGGACCAGGGTATTTTTTTGTCCAAAATTTCTACCCTGTATACACCGTGTATACCTTGACCGCAACCCATACCCCCTAATTTTTCCTCACACATTCAATTTCTCTAGGTATTGTGTATTGTAACGTAAACGTATTTGAAGGACCAACCATGTCTATCCCAACATTCCGGTCATTTTCTGGTATGTTCCCCAAAAGTGCACGGGAGAAGGTAATTTCTTCTATTACGAAGGGAAATACCTTGAAGACCGCCTGTAGAGCAGCTCGGCTCAATTATGTACTGCTATCAGAGTATCAGACAACTATTAATCCAATCATGGATGATCCTGCATTCCACCCAGACGACTACTCTGACCAGGAGAACGAAGTTATAGCATTCTTCCAAGACGTTAGGTCTGCCCAAGCTGCATATGAGGAGAAAGCCGTAACTCATATCAATGAAGCTCAAGTCAAGGATTGGAAAGCAGCACAGTTTATGCTACAGCAACGGAATCCGGAAGATTGGGCACCCCCACAAAAGCCAACAAGGGGTCAACTAGCAGACCTAGAAGCCCAACCAAGCCCTGCAGCAGGCATCCTAGGCAACTCCAACGTTGACCTACGTAGGCTCAATAGCCAGGAGTTACAGCTTCTAGAAGACCTAATTACCAAAGCCTCTACCCCAGCACCGGCTGAACTAGAAGCAGCCCAGGAAGTAGTACCAGCTAATAGGCGTCTACCAGATGACGCACACCCAGATAGCAAGACATTCCCTGTCAAATAGCATCTGCCTGCGGCGCGTACTCCCTGTGGGCGTGCCGATTTCTACCTATAAAGTTAGCCCTAGTACGCACGGCTACTACTAAAGACACGAAAATGTTTGATTCTAGACCAAAAACTACCCCCAATAAAGATCCGGTAGGGCGTCGTCTTGGTCTAGATCAGCATCTTTTCTCTATTGGACCCAAGAAAAGCATCAATACTAACAAGTTGCCGTCTATTTCTGCCATTCAAGAGGCAAAAATTGATAGAAGCCTCTACCATTTTATGGCCGCAGCGTGGGATAAGGTAGAAAAAGGCAAGTTTATGGGTGGTTGGCATCTAGAAGCTATTGCCGAACACCTAGAAGCCGTGTTTAAGGGCCAAATTAAGAGGCTAATCATCAACATCCCGCCGCGAACAGGCAAAAGCTTAGTCGTAGGGGTGTTTTGGCCATCTTGGATTTGGGCACAACGACCAGAAACACGTATGATCTACGCTGCGCATGCCCAGCAGCTATCAACTCGTGACTCTGTAACTATGCGCAGGCTTATCGAAAGCGCCTGGTACCTCAATCGGTATCCACACGTACGGCTCGAGAAGGACCAGAATGCTAAGACGTACTATCAGAATACTGCTTTCGGCATGCGTATGGCTACTTCTGTGGGTTCCGCTATTACTGGAGAAGGCGGCGACATCCTTACAGTCGACGACCCGCTCAATGCAAAGGAAGCACTTACGTCAGAAGTTACTCGCCAGGAAGCAATTGACTGGTGGAACGGAACGATGTCTACTCGACTTAACCCGGGAACACCAATCGGTTCCAAGCTCATTATTATGCAGCGATTGCATGAAAATGATCTATCAGGGTTCCTTCTTCGAAAGAGGGACGAGTACGTAAAGGCAATTGCAGAAGCGCGCGCCATGGGTATGTCGGATGAAGAACTAGCACAGAACCCTGATACAAACATTGACCTAGAGGACATCGAATACGACCACCTATGTCTACCAGCGAACTACTCTGACACGCATCCTTTTAAAAGCAAAACTAAATTACATTTCGTAGATCCTCGTAAGCAACAAGGAGAACTACTCTGGGAAGCTGGGTTACCACAGAGCAAGATTAACCTTCTTCGTGCAGAATTAGGAGCAGCTGGGGCAGCTGGACAGCTACAACAGATGCCAACACCTGAGGGTGGTGGTCAGCTTAAGGGCAAGTGGTTCCGTCGTCTATCTAAGGAAGAATGGCCAAAGGGCTTTGAACAGATTATTCAGTGTTGGGACCTTTCTTACTCTGATGATCCTGAAGCAGATTACACAGTAGGCTTCGCTTTGGGTCGAGTAGGAACCAATGTGTATATTAAGCGTAGGATTCGCAGACAGTTAGCCTTTACAGACCAAATTAAGGCACTGGAAACGATGTCTACGCTTGAGCCAGAAGCAGCAGCTAAGTACATCGAGCAAGCAGCTAACGCTAAAGCTCTACATAACACTGTGCAAAATTCTATTCCGGGTATTATTCTACGTAAGCCCACAGACAGTAAGGAAGCCCGTGCGTGGGCATGGTCGCCATACCTTGAAGCTGGCAACATTTTTGTACCAGACTGGGAACCTTGGGTAGAAGAACTCATCCACGAATGCGAACAATTCCCTAACGGTACCTATGATGACCAGGTAGACGCCCTAGGGCTAGGGGTACTAGAATTCCTACAGCACAAGACATACGAACCTGTTCTAGATGAAGAGTTTGGCCGTAGGGAGCTAGACACAGCCTGGTCGGACATGTAACATATTGCAACTACCACAGCATAGTCTCCCTCCCTGTGGGCAACCCGAAAAATTCAGATAGTAGGAGAAGGACAATGACAGACGAACGTTGTTTAGAACTAGCAAATGAGATTGGATTAGCTTGTGGAAAGGATAGCACAATCTCACCATTCCTTAAGCATGTATTACGATTCTTTACTTTTGGACATCTACCTCCACATCTTGCACGTATGAGTGCCCCGTTTGCTGAACTTGCTTTGACTATTGCACGTAGTTCGAGCAATCAGGAGACTACAATGGCACTCCGAAAGCTTCTAGAAGCTAAGGACTGTGCTGTACATGCCTTGATTCCGGAGTAAGCAAAAATGGAAAATACAGAAGCAGGAAAGGGTACCACGCTTGTCGAGAATATGGTGCAGTGGCATCCCAATAAGGTTAAGTTTGCAAACGTTGAGTGGACTATCCAGGAAAACTGGTTCAACTCGTTCGAAATCTACCATAGTAGCTGGCTTAGCTGCTATAAACCCCCAACCTAGAGGTAAATATGGGTCTATTTAAGCGCAAGGAAGGTAAGGATAAGCTCGAGATGTCCGAGGTTAAGGCCAAGGCAGAAGAGCTTATTAAGAAGGTTGCTAAGGAGAATATTCCTGGTTCCGAGAAGGCTAAGATTGCAGCCGATGGACTAGTGGCTTGGTTCGATGCGGAAGTAGATTATGAAGGTGTGCCTATGGGTGCACTTATCGACACTGTCGATGGTCCCATTCTTCGGTTCCTTCTAGGTTTAGTCATTGACCAGGCTTACAAGTCGCTAGCAGAAAAGGGTATAGTCTAAATCACTAAACTTCAGAAATAGTGTGCTCCACAGGAAGCCCAGTAAGCATTTCGTTTACTGGGTTTTTCTGTTTATAGGAGCAACTATGCCTAGCAAGCGTGAGATTGGCACTGTAGGTGCCCCGCTCTCGGGCGGATACAACATGGGTGAGTGGAATACTCGCCTAGCTGCACAGCAACCACACCTAGTTTACAGGGAAATTGTAGACAACGACCCAGTAGTTGGCGCCGTTCTGTTTGTTATTGGCTATATGCTAAGCAATCAGACGTGGTAGATGCCTCGGACGGTCCACGGGGGGAGGAAGCCAAGGAATTTATCACTAAGGCGATGAATGACATGGAACATCCCTGGTCCCATTTCATTCTGGAAGCCCTGTCTATGCTTCAGTATGGGTGGGCCTACCATGAAATCTGTTATAAGAACATTGAAGGTGGTGGACTTGGTTGGTCTAAGTTGCCTATTCGTGCTCAATCTACCCTAGACCACTGGGGAACAGATGACCGGAATAACATCACCGGAATGTGGCAACAGGATCCTTACACCCTTACCAGTAACTATGTGTTCATTCCGATTGAGAAAGCTATTCACTTCACTACAACACCCGCAGAAGGGAATCCGGAAGGTCGTTCTATTCTGCGGTCCGCTGTACGGAGCTACAACTTTCTCAAGAGACTTCAGGAAGTGGAAGCTATTGGTATCGAACGGGAGTTGGCTGGGTTTCCTGTTCTACATGTACCGCTAGAGTATCTAGACGCTAACGCACCATCGCATATTCGTAACCGGGTTGCGGGTTTTAAGCGTATGCTGATGTCTATTCGCCGAGATGAGCGCGAAGGCGTTATTATGCCTGCCGAAGACACTGGTGGGGCACAGAGTCAGAAGTCTGGATTTAAGTTCGAGTTACTAGCTGGTGGTGGTAAGCGGGCTATCGATACTAACGTAGTCATTACACGTTATGAGACACGAATTGCTACAACCATGCTAGCCCAGTTCATTCTACTAGGTACTGGTGGAGCAGGCGGAAGTTTCGCTCTAGCCGACAGTCAGGCTAGTGTGTTTACTATTGCTCTATTCGCTGCATTGATGCGTATTGCAGACGAAGTCAATCGTAAGCTTATCCCTGACCTTTGTGAGCTCAATGGCTTTAGCAAGGAAGATATTCCTAAGCTTCGCCCGGAAAAGCTACAGGATGTATCTCTAGCCACACTTGCAACCTTCGTCAATCAGCTTGTGGCTACCAATGTACTACAGCCTGATGACGACCTAGAGGATCACTTGCGTAAGATTGCAGATCTCCCAAAGAAGGGCGAGCCTAGAGAAGACCCTGCACATGCCCTAATGGAGAAGGAGGCGGAACTAAATCCCCTCCCTGTGGGTGGCCCGGAAATGGCGGGTAGTAACCCCCACGGAGCAGGAAAGCCTAAGGCTGGGGAAGGTAATACTAGGAAGGACCCCGGTAGGAAGAAGACAGATCCTAAGGATACCACAGGGAAGGACCGTGTGAATGTGCGCACGGAACGAACCCGTAAGACACCTAAGTAGGGGTTTACCATGGAAGAAAAGCTGGGTGATTCTGAAGATATCTCCATTATTATGAAGATTAGTAGTGTAACCGATGACAAGAGGCTTGTATTTGGTTGGGCTTACGTTTGTGAGGACAAGGATGGGAACCATGTACTTGATCATAGTAATCAGTATATTGAACCTTTGGAGCTTGAGGAAGCTGTATATGTATTTGCTTCTTACGGAGGCATGGCGTCTGAAATGCATACCGGTATGTATGCTGGTACCTTGGTTGAAAGCGTTGTATTTACTAAGGAGAAGCAGGAGGCCCTAGGTATTCCCCCTGGCTATCTCCCTGTGGGATGGTGGGTCGGAATTCGTGTGTATGACGATGCTATTTTTGCCAAGGTTAAGGATGGTACATATACCATGCTATCTCTAGGTGGCAAGGCTGTTAAGGAAGAAACAGATGAATACTAGCATGGCCGCAACCTAGAACCATAACCCATTCTTTAAGTGTGTGGGTGCGATATTGTGCAGGTATTTTGCATATAGATGCGCCCAATCGCGAGGTATCAATGGCGACAAAGTTACGTCGCTTAGCTATCACAGAAGTAGCTTTGGTAGACGAAGGAGATAATCCTGGTGCTGCTATTGTTATCGCTAAGCGTAGGGAAGAGCAAACCGAACCTGGTACATCTGTACCGGAACCAACAACCGAGATTGGTAAGTGTAAGGAGACGAATATGGAATTCGATATCAATGCTATTCCGGAAGAGTTTCGGAAGGGTGTTCAGGCTGCAATTGATGCTGCAGCAGCTGTAGCTACAACAGAAGCTATTGCTAAGGCTAAGGCAGATGCTGTTCCCGAGCTCGAGCCTATTGTAGAGGTTCCTTCTGACGTTCAGAAGAAGCTTGATATGCAGGCAGTAGAGATTGCCAAGCTTCGCAAGGAGCTTGATGCGCGGGCGGAAAGTGAGAGCATCGCCAAGTGCAAGGCCGAGTTTGGTGCATTTGCCGAGGTTGAGGATATTGGTAAGGCGTTGTTCAAGCTTGATCGTGTTGATTCTAAGCTTGCTGCCGATGTCCGTAAGATTTGTGCCCAGGCACAGGCTATTGCAAAGAAGACTAAGGTTATTACCAAGCAGATTGGTACCTCTGGTGAGAAGCCGACTACTTCTGCTGGTGCAAAGCTTGAGAGCTTGGCTAAGGCTCGGGCTACCAAGGATAACATTTCCTTCTTCAAGGCATACGATCTGACTCTAGATGAGAATCCGGAGCTTTACGGTGCTTACCTCAATGAGTCTCCTACGCCGGTGGTTGTTGACGACACCGATGTGGATGATTCCGCAACCGAAACCGAATAGTGCGATAGGAGTAACAACTCATGGCATACGAAATTCCTGATTTCAGCTTCAGCCTTCCGGCTGCGGCGGATTTATCTGCGGCACAGTACAAGTTTGTGAAGGTCAATACATCTGGTCAGGCTGCGCTGGTCGCTACTGCTGGTGTAGATGCCCATGGGGTTCTTCAGAATGACCCTGCTGCTGCCGGTCGGGCAGCTACTGTGCTATTCAGTGGTATTACCAAGGTTGTGGCTGGCGGCACGGTTACCGTTGGTGCCCGAGCGTCTATCGATTCCTCTGGTCGCGCTGTTGTAGCCACCGGGCCCGCCTCCTGTGGTACCTTCCTTTCGGCCGGCGCTGTTGGTGAGATTGTTACCATGCTACTTCAGCTCCCCACTGAAGCTGTTCTGGTCAATCCCGGGACTACTAGGGTTGCTACCCTTACTGGTGCTGATGTTCTGACTGTAGCTTCAGCCAAGTTTCAGAAGCTTGATCCTGGTGGTGCAAGCCGCAACGTAGACCTACCGGCTGAAGAGCTAAGTGTAGGTATTTCTTATCGCGTATGTAATGCGGCTGATGCAGCGGAAAACCTTGTTATTCGTAACGATGCTGCTGCTACAATCGTTACCTTGAATCAGAACGAGGCTTGTTGGCTAGCTTGTGATGGTACTACTTGGACACACTTTGGTGTAGAGACCATTGCACTAACCTAAAAATTACCGGTAACGGTTGGAGTTTCTAAAATGTCTATTACCCACAATAACACTCATGTCAATCGTCCACTAAGCAATCTCTCGATTGCTTTTATGAGCGAGGACCCGAGTGTAGCAGATCAGGTTTTTCCTGCTCTAGATGTTCCGAAGCAGTCGGATCGGTATTGGATTTATTCCCTTGCTGATTTTAACCGCAACAATGTAAAGACTCGTGCACCCGCTAGCGAGTCTGCCGGCGCTACTTGGTCAGTGTCTGATGACACATACTTCTGTGATCCTTACGCTCTTCATACGGATATTCCATGGGAGATTGAGGGTAACGAAGATGAGCCTTTAGATGCTGATCGTGATGCAGTGATGTTCCTTACTAGTCAGATGAAGCTGAATAACGATATTCAGTGGGCTGCTGATTACTTTACCACAGGCATTTGGACCGGTTCTACAACTGGTACAGATATTGTTCCAGGTGTTAAGTGGGGAGCATCCAACTCGACTCCTATTGTTGATATTCGAGCGCAGAAGCGTTCGATGCATACAAAGACGGGTCGGTTCCCCAATACGCTAGTTCTTGGTGGAATTGTATGGGAAGCCCTACAGGATAACTCGGATTTCCTTGATCGTCTTTCGGGAGATGAGCGGAAGTTTCTAACTAAGGACATTCTTGCTCGTATTCTTGAAGTTGATCGTGTCATCATCGCTGATATGATGAAGGTTACTTCTGAAGAAGGCGCAGCATCGACTACAACTTCGGAAATCTTTGGTGATAGGGCTCTACTCTTGCATGTTGCTAAGCGTCCAGGTGTCCGGATTCCATCCGCTGGATACAAGTTTAAGTGGAAGGTTCCTCGGATTGGCAACCAGGTTGTCAAGAAGATGGATATGCCACTTAAGAATGCTACCCGGATGGAAATCCAGACCTACTACGATAACAAGGTCGTGGCTGCACAGCTTGGTGTCCTATTTGACGACGTACTCGCATAGTACCTAGTCCTTAAAGCATTAGCCCGGGTACACAGTGGGTTGTCCTTCCCTACTGCGTATCCGGGCTTTTGCATTATATAAGGAAGGACAAAATGGCTAGTAAGACAGATCAGATGGTAATTAAGACCGTCTATCGAACTCTTAAAGCACAGCGGATTCAGATTGACGGTAAAGTAATCTGGCATCCCATCGGTAAGGATGTAGATCCGAAATGGATTCATCCAATTCAATTGGCTAGAATGCTTAAATTGGGCTTCCTCGAGAAAGTAGAGGTAAGTACGCCTGCGGACCTAGAGCCCCAGACTTCTTCCTCTCCCCCTGTGGCCCCCCCAAAACGGAGTTAGTTATGGCTATTTCTAAGGGTACTTGGTCTGGGTCACAGGCTTTATCGACTACCTTTGCAACTGTACAGCTTACTTTGTCTGGACCCGCCACAGGAGGATTGGTAGGTTTAGGTGGATTATGGGCTTTTGTAACAACGATTGCAGGGGGTGCCACTGCACTAACTGTACGTGTTACCCGCGATGCTGCGGGTGACGAGTGTATTTGTCCAGATTTTGAAGTCGATTTAACTACTGGTAAGACTACTGCAACAGATGGAACCGTTGTAGTGGATTACAATCGTATTCCATTTTTTGGTGCAGCTGCTATGCATTTGTCGATAAAGACAGACGTTGGAACGGCTGTAATGACTGAAGCCGCATTGACCTTTACATCCAACTAGGTGATACCATGTCTGCGATTCCGGGGCCATTTACTGGCACAGCAGCAGAACGGGAATCCTGGTTTCTGCATACTTTAACCTTAGCCCAGGGTACAGCTTGGGGCAATAGTGAGAATACGAAGACATCAGCAACGATGGAAAGCAATGGTATCGAGGGAACATCAAATCCAGGTACGGGTCCGACAATTAATTCTATCAATACTGGCTGGGGCTATGTATGGCCCATCACGCTTGTAACGGATATTCAAGGTCGGGCACTAACATCGCCGTTTAATCTTGCTCTACGGGTAGTTAAGGCTGCATGTTTGGTACGCAGTACAAGCAGTTTACCATTAGAAGCTGGTGTAATGTTTGGTTTTTGTAGCAGTGCTGATCCTGCTACAGCACAACAGTTAGTATGTGTTGGAAATACATACGAGACTAGTCAACTTGGTAAGACAATGGCTGGTAAGAAAATTTCCGGTACACAAACGATACAGCGTGGTACTACAGGACAGAATGGTACCGCTGGTTGTGCTGTACGTTATCAAGCTCATGGGTCTACTAATACAAGTGGAAACAACCATAGCCCATTGGATTCTACCTTTAATCTTGTTGCAGCTCAAAGTAATATGACACAACAGAACGCTACAGCAATTCCAGTTGATGGTATTACACATATTTTCTGTTGTTTCTTATACACAGTAGCTGCCTCTGTATTGACACCGACTATCAGAGCTGATTTTGCAATTCAAATTATGGACGATATTCCCTGGGCGTAAACAATGGCGCGTTATGATTTACAGTTGTGTAATCGCCATAGACCAGGCACTACTCTTGTAGTAGATATAGATGGAGCATCAAATCCACGTGGGAGGAATGCGTCCACAGGGAACCCCTTTGCTGTCCTAGGGAAGACAATGCCGGCCGGTTGTACCCTCTATGAGGAGGGTACTACTCCGTTAACATCCTACACAACAGACCACTTTGGTCCTGAAGTAGGATTTATGGACAGGCTTAAAAATTACTATAATTTTCCAGATCCAATTGTAGTTATTAAATGGGGAATTGAGGGAGCATCCTTAACTAGTTGGAATAGCGCAATAAGCGACGCACTTTTGGCTGTGTTTCCAACTACTGGTTTCCCCATTACCCAACTTTGGATTCAAGGTGGTGCTGAAGCTGGTAACGCTGTAGATAACCCACCAGTATCCTATCAAGACAATTTGTTGATTCTTGTATCGCGACATAGACGACTTCGAGGGCATGGTAAAGGTATTACCATTGGACT